CCTCTAGGATTTTACTTTATTAACAAGAGAAAGCGAATATCTTTGACGGGTGTTCGCTTTTTTGTTAAATAATAAAAGTATTTTTGAAATATAAAAAAATAATAAAATGAGTTTAAAATTAAAGAAAAACATTGCAGGTTCACGTTCGTTTCGTTATTCAATTGATGGAGTTTTGAAAAAATTTATTGTCTCACAAATAACACAAAAACAATTGCAGGAGTTACAAGACGCAGGTTGTGATTTTGTTGTTTCTGATAATAAAAAAATAAAATCTAAAAAATCAAAATCAAATGAAACGAAAAAAGACGACAGCGCAAACGATTAAAAAAGCGGCTTCAAAATTAGGTTTTGCAAAGTTTGACATTATAAATCTCGCAGTTCCTGAAAGAATTGATGAGGTTGCAAATATGCAACGAATTAACACACCTTATGTTCCATTTGGTGTTGACAATTTATTTCCTCAATTTTTAGCTGAAATAAAAAGAAAATCACCGACACATCGTGCAATTTTAGGTCAGAAAAAAATTCTTTCAATTGGTCAAGAATTTCATTCAGAAAATGAAATGTTAATTAGGTTTATTGAAAATGTAAATATTGACCAAACATTGCGTGAAGTTTATTCAAGTATCATTGACGATTATTATTCGTTTGGAAACGCTTATCTTCAAATTGTAAGACACAAAACGGGAATAAATCTTTATCATATTGACGCAACAAAATGTCGTATTTCAAAAGACCAAAAACAGGTTTATATTCACCCCGATTGGACACAATATCAATCAACGAAAAAAGACCAAGTCATCATTCCTGTTTATCCTGATTTTGACAACAACACGTCAATTTTACATTTTAAAGATTATGAACCAACATTTTCTTATTATGGTTTACCTGACTTTGTTGCGGCTCTTGAATGGATAGGAATTGACAATCATTTGCAAAAATATAATTTAACGAAATTTGAAAATAATTTTACACCAAGTTGTATTGTTGAAATCAATGGAGACATGGGTGAAATGGAAGCGGAGGAGTTGGTTAAAGAAGCGCAAAAGAAATGGACGGGTCAAGGAAACAATTCAAAGATTTTATTTCTTGTAAAAAATGGAGACACATCACCCGCAAACATTACAATGTTGAATGATAGTGCTGACGGGTCTTTTATGGATTTACAACGATTGACGTCTCAAAACATAATCACCTCACACAGATGGCAACCCGCGATGTCAGGAATTGTGAGTTCAGGAAAATTGAATTCAACGGGGTCGGAAATCCGTGTTGCTTGGGAAATGGTGATGGGAACAATTATAAAAGATGTTGAGGGTCTTGTTTTAAATAAAATTAAAAAGACAATTCGTCAATTGACTAATCTTGACACGGACGATTTACAAATTGTTTATGAACCACCAATTTCATTTTTATCTGACATCACGCCGTCAAGTGTGTTGACAATAAACGAACAACGTGAATTGCTTGGGTTTGAATTCAAAGAAAATGGAGACGTGTTATTAACTAATAAAACATCAAAATAATATGGCAATTGAGGAAAATTATATGGCAGACGCTCCGTTTATGACAGCGGCGGAAGTGATAACCTTATCATTCACAAATAAAAACACGGACACAAATTTAATTTCAACGGAAGTGAGAAAGTTGGCAGAAATTGCACATATTATGGACGCGATTGGACGTGATTTTTACATTCATTTAAAAGACGCATTTGACGCGGGGACTCAAACAACAAATGAAACGACATTGATGACGGATTGGTTAAAACCAACGTTGGCTTGGTTTACAAGATTTGAGTTAATTGTTGAAATTCAACATCAATCAACATCGTCAGGAATTGTCCACAATATTCCTGAATTTGCAAATGTTGTGAGTTCGGACGAATTAAACGTTTATAAACAAGACACATATCGTAAAGGGAAAGTGATGTTGGAACAAATGATTAAATTTTTGGACAAAAACTCAACGGAATTTCCTGAATATGCTGATGACAGCGACGTTGATAATTTATGTAATAAAAACAAAAACGTGTCTAAAACACACGGAATGATAATATATTAAAATTATGCCGTTACCTACTCCAAAAAAAGACGAGACGAAATCTGAATTCATAACACGTTGTGTTGAGGACAAGGTGATGTCAAGTGAGTTTGAAAACATATCACAAAGAGTTGCCGTTTGTCAATCACAATGGGACAATAAAGACAAACCAAAAAAAGAAAAAAAATATAATGAAATAGAATATGACCATGAATATAATTTCACCGAGAAAGAAATGGAGGAATTGCATGAAAATGGTGTGTTGTATGTAACGCAAACAGACGGAGAGGGAACGGAAATGGTCATTAAATTCACTTATCAAAACAAATAAACATGAGTAATTTACACAAAGATTTGCCAGACGGACAAATTCACAATCCAAAAGGATTTGACGGAGCTTCAAATGAAACAAAATTAACAAAAAACGCAAGTGGTTTATTGGAATGGGTTTCTGATTCAGGAGGAGGAGGTGGAGTGACACAGATAATTGGAGGAACAGGGATAACCATTAGTCCCGCTGGAGGAACAGGGGTCGTGACTATTTCGGAAACGCCAGTGATTGTGAGTCCGTATGAGGTTGCGGTTCATAACAGGTGTTATGGTTCATTGGAGGACACAAACGTTTATGCGTTATCTGTTCCAAACGGAAACAACGAACACAAATTTACAATTAGTTTGGGAGCAGCAGGAACAACAACCATTTCACCAAAATTAGCGGTTGGAGGAGCTATTTATTCCGTTACACAAGCAGGTGAGGAAGTTACAACATGGGTTGGTCATATTTTCGGAACAAATGGATTGGACGTCAGATTGACATTGTGGCACGTGCCGTGGGGTGATTGTCAAAGTGAAAATTCTCCCATTTCAATGTGTAATATTGCAAATGTGAGTTTAGGATTGACAGGAAACAACACACCAATTTGTTTTTCACAAACATCAATAAGTAACGAATGTGCAGAAACGGCGGTGGGTGATATTTTTATTATAACAGCCGAAAACTTGGGAGCTGAAGCAATGACTTTTGGATTGGAAACAACAATGAGAATAAAATAAAGTTTATTTATAAATTAATAATGTCAGTAAAAATGCAAGATATGATTGAAAGAATTTGTCCAATGACAATAATGTTAAACGTGTCCGCGATTGGAATTTCCATGACCGATTTTGAAATGGGTCTAAAATTGATTTCATATTCTGCGGCGATTGTTTGGACTATAATAAAAATAACAAAGGAAATAAAATTTTGGAACGATAAAACCAAAAGTTAATGAGTAAAAGAAACGGAAAAAATAAAATCAGATTGGAGCATTTAAACAAAATTAATGCGATTGACAAAAGATTAAAAAAGAAAAAAATCAAGGAAAATCCTGATGAGTCCTCAAAATTGTTAAATCAACGAAAAACAATTCAACAAAAGTTAAAAACAAAATAATAAAATGGAAGTTTTTGATTTAATTGAAAGATACGGAGTGACGTTGGTTTTGTTGGTCGGTTGTTTCTACGCGTTATATCAATTTTTTTTCTTTAGCATTAGAGAAGTGAAAAAAACTTTTGAGAAACACCATGAAAAAAATGCTGACAACATGCATGAGGTTAAAGAAAAATTAAATAAAATCATTGAGTTAGTAAAAAAGAAATAAAATGGGACAATATAAATATTTAGTAATTCATTGCACCGCAACAATTGAGGGTGTTAATATTAAACCCGAAACAATCAAAGAGTGGCACATGGGGAAAAATGGACGTGGTTGGTCACGGGTTGGTTATTCTGATTTAATCACACTTGACGGGGCTCTCCATAATATGCATTTTGCAGACGGAACAAACCCGAACGATAATTATATTGAATATTCAGAAATGACGTGGGGTGTTAAAGGAATAAACAAATATTCAAAACATGTTTGTTATGTTGGTGGTCTTGATAAAAATAAAGACCCAAAAAACACAATGACCCACGCTCAAAGAGAAACACTTGAAATTTATATTAAACATGAAATATTGAGACACCCCGATTTATTAATTGCGGGTCATAATCAATTTTCAAAAAAATCATGTCCTTGTTTTTTTGTTCCAAATTTATGCAAGGACTTGGAAATAAACGAAAAAAATATTTACATGGAAAATCCGAACCATTACGGAACGGGAATTTAATAATTTAAAAAAATATAAAATGAAAATTTTAAATATGTTCAAATCAAAACGTTATTCAATCACATTATTCATGATGTTTTCATGGTTGGCGTTTGGTTATTTAGGAATTAAACAAGGAACAAACATGAGTGAATTTGCGGCGTATTTTGCGGCTCTTTCACCTTTTGTAATTGGTTACATTTATGGAGAAACAAAGAGACCATCAAACGAATGTCAATGTTGCAAAGATTGTGAAAATTGTCAACAAGGAAAATGTCCCAAAAAATAATCATAATAATTGTGAGTTTTATTCTAACCTCATGTTGCACGACAAGGCAATGTGAGGTGAATAAAGCTGAACAAAAAATTTATGAGTTAACACAAAAATTTCCTGAATTAGAAAGACAAAACGACACAATTGTTGTTCGGGACACAATCAAAATTGAAACGATAAAAGCGGACACCTCATTTGTTGTTTCGGACTCTAATCAAACGGACACAATAATTGTTGAGAAAGACCGAATCAAAATCAAATATATTAAAACGGATTCCGTTGTTTATTTAACGGGTGAATGTGAGGGTGACACAATTTATGTGACAAACGAAATTCCCGTTGAGAAAGTTGTGGTCAGAGAAAGAACATTCGCAGAGAAAGCAAAGGAATGGACTTATTTTATTTTGGCGGTTGCGGGTCTTTTATTAGTGGTGAGAATATTTTTTAAAGATATTTTCAAAGTTTTTAACTTATTCAAATAATTTTGAAAGAGGAAAAAAACTTAAAGAATCCAAAACAATTCCGACCACATTGGAATCAACCATTACAATCCTTAATTTCTGAATTTAGAAAATTTCCCGAAACAATTCAAGTTAAATCGTTGAGTCATATTATTGAAAATCTAAAAAATGGACATGAAATAATCATTGACGATAAAAAAGACAAAAGAACCATAACATCACAAAAGTCACACCGAATCCAAACATTAGACGATTTGATTGAAGTGTGTGAAATTGACACCGAAGTTTGGGAAATTGAACGTTATATTGTCAACAAATGGGAGGTTGGGTCAACAATTGATGGTCAGGTGATTGTTGAACCATTATTTCAAATCAAAGCTTGGTTAAAGAAAAACAAAGACATTTTCACATTAAAAAAGTTGAAAACGGAATTAGTTGATGAGGTTAAAAATTTCGCTCCAAATTATGTTCCAATAAAATATAAAAAAATTCAACAAGGTCAATTGTTGGAAATTAATATTTTTGACCTACATTTTGGAAAATTATGTTGGGGGAAAGAAACGGGAGACAATTATGACACAAAAATTGCTCGTAAACGTTATTTAAACGCGATTTCCGACATTATTTCAAAAGTTAAGTGTTATGACATCAAACGAATTGTTTTTCCAATTGGAAACGATTTTTTTAATTCCGACAATTTAAACAATCAAACCACCGCTGGCACCCCCCAAGACGAGGACGTTCGTTGGCAAAAAACATTCAAGGCGGGACGTGAGTTATTAATAGAGGGAATTGACATGTTGTCTCAAGTTGCTCCCGTTGATGTGATTGTGGTTCAAGGAAATCATGATTGGGAACGTTCCTTTTATGTTGGTGATGTTTTGTCTTGTTGGTATCACAACAACGAAAATGTTTCTGTTAATAACGAACCAACCCCGCGAAAATATTATAAATTCGGAAAATGTTTAATTGGTTACACTCATGGAAATAATGAGAAAATTTCTGACCTCCCCTTAATTGTAGCGTCAGAACAACCAAAATTGTGGTCAGAAACTAAATATCGGGAAATTCACATTGGTCATTTACATCACAAAAGAGAAATCAAATTCATGTCAACACAAGAGGTTAAAGGAATTGTGTTGAGATACATGCGTTCGTTATCAGGAACAGACGCGTGGCACAATTTAAAGGGTTACAAGGGAGCGGTTCAAGCTTGTGAAGCTTTTATTTGGGACGAAAACAATGGAATGGTGTGTCAATTCTCACACAATTTGTAAAAGTTTGACGAAATTTGTGGAAATTTCTTTCATTTTATTAAACAAATTTTAACTTTTTAACCCCTTTTTTAAACTTTTTTTCATTAATTTTAACCTAGTAAATAAAAAAAACTTTCAATTTCCCCTTTTTATATGAAAAATTGTTTTACTTTTGTCGTCAGAAAGTTCATTGAAATATTGAAACACAAATTTGAAAAACCAGCTTTGTCCAAAAGACAAGTTAAATTGAGGGGAACGGAATGAAAGAGTTTCCTAAACATTGAAATTGAGTAGTGAATTTGAGAATTCAAAGATTATGAGAGAATAACCAAATACTTATAATTAACCAAAAATTAAAAGATGTTTCCTTGGCTGATTGGTGGGTAAGAAAACACCCTTGAATGTTAACATTAAGTCGTTTGATAGCGGCGAAAGGAGAAATAAGCTTGGAACTGATATTTTAATTAATTGAATCCAAAATCTATCAATAATTATTTGTCTGATTTGACGACCTTATCAAATTTTGTGTTTCTTTAAAATATAAAGATGTTGTGGTGAGTAATTTGAAATTCGCGGTTTCAAATTGGGGTGTGAGAACCTGAAAATGACGCAATCGTAACAGGAGGTTTTGCAAGACCAAATGTGACAGCGTCCCCAACCAAAACAACACCAACCTCGTCATGAAAATGTCGGGGTTTTGGTGGTAGAAAACGACGCGTTTTGCGTCAACCAAAAAAACTAACACTGACGAGTCAACAGGATAACACGGACAAAAAAAACAATGGAACACACAATTAATATTTCGGAAGAATTAAAACAACAACGTCAAATGATTTTAGACGAAATCAATGGTAAACGTGAAATGTTACAAAAAGCGATTGAATCTTTGACATTCCACAGAAACAACACAAGAAATCTTGAAAAAGAAATTTATGATTTACAACAAGACACGGGTTCAGTTCCTCAAAAAATTATTGACAAAAGAGACACAGAACATCATTATGCAAGGTTTCGTGAATTTTTGGCTAACAGATTAATAATTGAGATTAAAGGTTGTGAAACAATGATTGTGAATGGAGGTTGGAATCACATTCATAGTGATAACAACATTGAATATTTATTAAAATATCAATTAAAATAAAAATCAAAATGGAAATAATAATTTTAATCGGAGTGTTGTTCATGTATGAACACGCGAAATCAGTCGGAATGGTTGACGGCTTTGAACACAACCAAAATAATAACAATAAATCTTGGAGAAATGTTGAATAAAGAATATATTTTTAAAAACAAAAAACAAGTGAAATCAAGATTCGGAGGTCAAATGTATTATCTTTTTTTTAACGATGGTCAAAGGTCATTCCGAACGTGTGTGGATTCCACATTCAGAAATTTTGGAAAATGGGAACGTTTAATTAAAAACGCAATCGCGGGTGACATTGTGGTTGGTCTTGTTGAGAAATCAAAAGGACTAATTGACGCTGACTCAAATCCAAAATATAAAGGAAATATTTATAAATAAAAATAACTAATTATGAAAGGAACAACAAACAGGGAACGTTTAAAGGAGCTTTATAACGAATATAACTTGACGCCAGAGGACGTGTTTAAACACAAAAAATTTGGTTACGTTATGATAACAAGGTCAGGTGTTGAAAAAATCATGGCAAAAGATGACATCAAATTGTCTTATGAGGTCATTCAAAATGACATGAACAATGGGTGTGTTGTGAAAGCAACAGCGTTAATGACTAAAAATGGAAACGATGTTTTGATTGAAACTCTTGGTTCAGCAACAACAAAAAATTGTCAATTGGCATATTATCCTGAAATGGCAGAGAAACGAGCAAAGGTCAGAGCGGTTTTACAAATCACAGAATTTTATTCATGTGGAGTTTATTCAGAGGACGAAGCTGATGACTTTAAACAACCCGTTGAAAAATTAAATTATAAACCGACAAAAAAAGGTGATGGTGGTTTGGGTGATGTCATGATAGATTATAACACACAATGATAAAAAATAACCCAAGATTTATAAATAAAATCCACAATGAAAATTGTTTGGAAACCATGAAAAAAATGGAGGACAATTTTGTTGATGTGATTGTCACGTCACCTCCCTATAATATGGGAAAGGGTCGGAAAAATGCAGGAGGTAAAATTCAAAAAAATTATGTGAGTTATTCTGATGACCTTTCAATTGATGAGTATTTTCACCAAACAAAAGAATGGTTGGACGAAATGTTGAGGGTCACAAAACATCATGTTTTTTATAACATTCAAGAATTAAAAGGAAACAAAGGAATTGTCAAGTTTCTTTTGAATGAATATGAATCACAATTAAAAGACACATTTATTTGGTGCAAACCAAACCCTCCATGTTCTTTGTCGGACACAATTGTTGCGAGGGGTTTTGAATATATTTTTTGTTTTTCAAAAGACAGACCACATTTAAAAATTTTTGATTATTGCAATTTTAGCAATAAAAATGGAGATTACATGAAAAATTCAATTATCAAACCCGTCAATTCAGGAAAGGAAAACGCGGGTCATGGTTATGCTTTTGGCGATTGGTTGCCGAAACATTTTATAAATTATTTCAGCAAAAAAGGAGATTTGATTTATGACCCATTTATGGGTTCGGGAACAACCGCAAAAGCCGCCGCATTGCTTGACCGAAATTGGATTGGTTCGGAAATTTCAAAAGAATACATTGAAATTGCCAACAAGCGATTGGTGAAATATTTAACTCAAACACGAATGTTTTAATGGAAAACACATTATATTTAGGAGCTGAATATTTGATTGTTTCAAAATGTGAATTATTGAATCAAAAATATGAATTGCCATGTGATTATTTGTTAAAAGATAGTGTCACAAATGTTCTTGGAGACAATTGGATTGAAAGTGAATCAAGTTTGTTTTTTATTCAAAGATTGAAATATCAAGGAATTGAACCTCATCAAATCAACGAACCTGTTCTTTATGGAAAGTTAATTGAAAAAGGGGGTGTCATTATGTTTCATGAATTATTATTGTTGTCAGAGGTTGTGATTAATTACACTTTGAAAGAATATGATTGGTTAATTAAAAATAAAAGAATTGTTGAATTAAAAATTTAAAAAAATGATAAAAGTTATATTAATAATTTTCGGAATCTTGTTGTTATTAGGATTCATTTTGATTGTTTATGCGGTTGGTTTGAGAAATGGAATGTTGAATCTTTTGGAAAACAATCGCGAGTGGGGAAAACTTGACCACGCAATCTTTAATGAATTAAAAGAAAAACACCCTCTTGATATTGCTTCCGAATTTAAAAAAGTTGTTGCGTTGAGTATTGGTGAAACAAAATCTCAAAAGATTGACGAAATTAAAAAGAAAGCAAAAAGAAAGAAATTAACAAAGAAAAGTTCAAAATCCAAAAAAAAATAGTTTAACAATATAAAAATTATTTTTATTTTTGCAAGCTCATGTCAGAACAAAAACATTACATTGACGAATTACTTGACGATGACCCAATTGTTGATAATTGCAACACAATTGGATTTATTGAAAGTTTGATTTGGAATTCTTTGTTTTGTGATAGGACAAGAATAAAAATGGAGGAAAAAATAAATTCATTAAAAGAGAGTGAATTGGGTGACTTTATTTATAATTTAAAATTAAATCAAAACATTAGAGACCCCAAACATCAATGGGAAAAAATGGTGAAAGACGGGGTGTTTGATAATTAAAAAACAAAATTATGGCAAAAACAAAAGACAATGATTTCATTAAAACAATGAGATTTCACGGAATATCAAAGAGACGTTTGGGGTCAGAATTACAAATTTCACAACCTACAATAAAAGCATATTGTGAAAACCCACAAAAATTCAGATTAGACCAATTGAGAACAATTGGCAGAATGACAGATTTGAACATGAACGACTTGAATGAAATAATTCCACAATGTGATGGCGAGAAAAACAAATAAAATATCTTTCAAAGATTTAACCAAAAGGGACAAAAGATTAATTTTGGAATATATTGTGAAAACAGATTGTTCAATAAAAACAGCGGGGGAACATTTTAAGGTTACGCAAGGAACAATTGACAAAATATTTGAGGAATCGTTCCCACCTCCAAATTGGACAAAAGATTATGAAACAATTGACAATGAATCTAATTAATATATTTATAACAATGACAATATTTTTTTTCATTATTATTTTTGGGGTTGGGTTTGTTGCGGGAATGTATGTTGCAACACAAATAAAAAATAAACTTTAATTTAAAAACAAAAACAAATGGACGAAAAAACTTTTATTAACGGACTATTCATTAGAGAAAAAGAATTTGACAATGGTGGTTCAATTATCAAAATTGACGTTGAGGTTAATTCTTTGACAAATCAATTAAACGAATTGAAAAACGAGAAAGGATTTGTTTCAATTGATATTAAAAAACGAATGAATAAATCAGACAATGGTTTGACTCATTATGCAGAGTTGAACACGTTTATTCCAAAAACTCAAACTCAAAAAAATCAACAAGGACAACAAATCAAATCTGATGACATTCCATTCTAACCGAAATTTTCTTGGTGTTTGGCTTCCGAAAGAAGTTTATTTGGACAAAAACTTGTCATGGACAGAAAAAATTTTATATGTTGAAATTCAATCATTAGACAATGAAAATGGTTGTTTTGCTTCAAATGAATATTTTGCTGAATTCCTTGACGTGTCCACCACAACAATCTCATTATCAATTTCCAAATTGAAAAAACTTGGTTATGTTGAGTGCGTTTCTTTTGATGGTCGTAAACGAATTTTAAAGTCAGCTTTTAAGACGGGAGAAAAACAGCATTTAAGAAAACTTAAAGGCAGAGTTAAAGAAAATTTAAAACATAATAATACAGATAACAATTCAATTAAATTATCTTTAAAATGGGAGGACGAAATTATGTCATTAGATTATCCAAAAGAAATGAAAATTGATTTCATTGAGTATTGGCAGGAAAAAACACCAAAAGGAAAAACACGTCAATCGCTTGAAAAAACTTGGTGTTCAAAACGCCGAATGAAAACTTGGTCACGGAATGACAAAAAATGGAATTCAGTTAAAACAAAAAAATCAATTGACAATTCAATTTCAAGTTACATGAAAGCAAAACAAAAATTAATGGAATCATGAAAATAAAAGACATTGAAACAAAGGAGTTGAAGTTGCTTTGCAACGACTTATTGTTTAAAACTTTAGTGGAATTGGGTCAAAGCAAAGACGAAAAATGGTTTCTTGTAATGTCAAATTCATTGGCGAATGATTTGATGGAGGACTTTGCAACATCAATGACGTGGGTTGATGTGGTTCAATCATTCCGTCAAGGAGTGAGAAACATTGAGGACTTGAGATTTGTTCTGAATGTTCAAACTTATTATGTGTGGTTAAAGAATCACCGACAATTGATTTGGGAAAACAATGACAAAGAACCTGAAAGAATGGACAAGCGTTTAAAATATAGAAGCAGAAACGGAACAGGAATGAAAAAAATTTCTGATTTAGACAGATTGAGAATAACATGAAATTTGACAAAATTGAAAATGGTGAAATCGTTTATTGCAATATTGCAATTCGTTACAAAACCAAAGCAAAGTTTGGTCATAAAACTAATTTAAAAAAACTTGAAAGAATTGTTTTCTCAAGACATTGGAAAGACGAATTCCCAAAATTATCTTGGGACAAAGACGCTTCAATAATTTATCAATTAATGAAAAAAAGAGACGTGTCAAAAAGAGACACAATTTTTGATGTTGAGGTGGTTGGGTTGGACGTAATTGTCAGAACAGGATTCAAAGCAAAAATGAAAGGATTCACAAAAGTAAAAAAGAATTCAGAACAAAGAGATAAAATCACGGGAGCTTATCAATAATGAAAAACAGACAAACAGAGTTAAAATTGCAAATTGCAATTGTTAATTGGTTGAAATTACAATTTCCCGAAATCCGTTATTGTGCGTCAGCGGGGGGAATGAGGACATCGTTAAGTGTCGCAAAGAAAATGAAAGCAAGTGGTTATGTTAAAGGGTTTCCCGATTTGTTTTTATATCACCCAACAATGAAACACAATGGAATGGCTATTGAATTAAAAGCTGACAAAACTTGTTATGCTTCAAAAGAACAAAAACAATGGGTCAACGATTTAAACGACAGAGGTTATTATGCAGTAATTTGCAAAGGTTTTGACCAAACAATTGAGGAAATCACACGTTATTTGAATGAGGATTTTGACTAAAATCAACGTTTTTTTCACCTTTTTTTAATTATTTTTTAATGAATTTACTAGGTTAAACTAAAAGTTTTTTTCATTTTATGGTGTGAAATAAAAAAAAGTTGCATATATTTGACAACAGAAATTGAGACACAATGTTTCAATCACACCAAAAAAACAAACTAAAAATGGAATTAACGAAAAAAGGAACAAACTTAACTTATGACGGAAGCTTAAAAAACTTAATTGAAATTGAGTATAACTTAACACAAGGATTGACATTTTCTTATGAAAGATGTGGAAACTATTATGAAATCAGATTTGATTTTATAAGAGACAGATTCATCATTGTTTCTGATAATGGTGAAATTCTTAAAATATCAAAAAATGTTGTTACTCTAATGAAACACTTGAGAGCGAATGATTGTAAAATGATAGTTGAGTAATATAACCCACTACCACCGCCCCGTCATGAGAATGTCGGGGTTTTGGTAGTAGAAACGGCACCTATTGTGTCAACCAAAAAAAACAAAAACAATGGCAAAAGAAAAAGTATTTATTGAAGTCAACAAATGGACAGACGGAACAAAATCAATTCATGTGACCACAGAGGAAAACTGCGAATTTGTGGAGGAATTATCACATTACAGAACAATCACAGACACAATTGCAGTAATTGGACAACACAAGGATTATTCATATTCAGGGAAAAAAGTGACATGGATTCTTGATGAATGGAATAATGTTCTAAATAATTAAACGAATTAAAAACAATAAAATTAAAATTATGAAAAC